GCTCAAAGCACGATGCTACAGCAGGGGCCTGAATTGCAAACTTTTTATTGTGTTTTGCCATCGCACCTTTGACAAAGCGTGGGCAATGTTCTGCCCAATCGTGAATGACCAAACGATTCACGGGGCATGAATCCAGCCACCCACAATCAACCAAACTCTGAATCAATTCGTCAGGATTTCCGGCCCATTCGATTTCAGCAGCTATATCTTCATTGCTCATTCGGCCTATTGCGCCGTCTTGGCAACTGGCTGATCCGATATGCCAAATGGTTTCCAAAACGCCAACAACCGCATAATGGGGCACTCCCAATCTGCGTTTGAGCTTCTTGAATTTGCTTTTGGTAACAGCCGTGTGAATCATTGATCCCTCCGTAGAAATGGAGGAATCGAGCGGATACAATTCTTGCATCGCTGGCCTCCAACTCAGGTCAGTTTTGGGGCTGGGTGTTTTAGCCGAACACTCAGCCCCGATCCATTATTTGAACAACAAACCGCACTCCAAAGACTGAATATCTTTCATTGACCTATACCGTAAACACCAACAATCCAAAGAACATACCCAACCATTTTCAGGATTGACATCCCCTTTTTTGAAAAAAGTAGCGTCCCGAAAAAAACTGGGTTTTCCAAGCCAACCACAAAGCGTGACATTGACTGGAATTTTTTCTTGATATTGAACCGAAGTGAAAATGTACCCCTGACAATCTTGCTGCTTTTGGTAATCGGGAATCGTGCCACAATAATCCGGCGTGGGCAACACGGTTCTCCGCTTGGTTTTTACATCAAAACGGAATCCACCCAAAATCAAATCGTGATTAAATGTGTTATTCCGTTTTGAATCCAAATAGCCGAAATAACGATGCACCGCTAATTCGCCAAGAAACCCGGCAACATTACCTTCGCCGTTAAGAATGCTGCCCTTGAGTGTTCCCATTTTTTTGGATTCCGTCTGCGCTATTTCCAATTCCTCTGGAATGATCGGCAATCGAATCAATTTTTTTCTTCCTTGAATGATGGCTGATGCAATTCGGGAATCCGGGCATTGGTTTTGCCCTGCATTTGGGATATTCGCAAACGGTGCGTTGCCCAACATTTCGAGCTTGTCGCATTTTCTTTTGAAATGTTTTTCGAGTTACTTTGTCGTTCATCACTCCCCTCCTTCGCCCGGCAGCGGGTTAAATTCCGGGTGGTATATGCCCTGTCGAATGATTCTGCCGTACTCATGCCACCAGTGACCTTTCCAGTTGAAGGTTGTCACTACCGAGCCGTCATGCAGAAAGGTTCCTTTCTGTATCGGTAGCGGGTGCGGGAGGACGCTATCGTCCCACGCCAGAAAACGAGCGGCACGGCACACATATAGAAACACTTGAAACATTCCCCATTGCTCTTCAGTCATTGGCGTTCGCTGATTTTCAGTCGCAAACAGCGGGCTGAATTTTTCATCCAGTCGCTTGAGCAGTTCCTTTAAATGCAGTTTGCAGCAGTCGTTCATCACTCCCCTCCCGGCAACGGGCCGATGGGTCGCCAGAAGGCTATGCCAGCATCTTTTGTTGACCAGCTTGCCACCGTCCTGCTCCAGTAGCTCAAATGATTGCCGATGTCGGTTGAACCATCTGTCAGCACTAAGTAACGCCCACTGTTCACCGGCTTCTCCTCCGGCCACTTGCGCCAGCGGAGCAACTCACGCAGCTTGGCGTTCTCCTCACGCAATTGCTTAACCGGGTCCATTGCATCCATTGTCGCTTGGATCTCCTCATCCGTTTCATCCCCCGGCCACTTGCCGATAATCTTCCCTATTGGTGTTTGGTCGCTCATCACTCCCCTCCCGGTAGCGGGCCGATTGGTCGCCAATGATCGACAGCTAAATTATCTGGCCACTTACCATCAAATTTAGCTACCCAGATCCTTCTTTTCATGTCAAAATTAAAACCAATCACAAGGTATATCCCATGCGCCATTGGCGGTGGATCATCCCACCGTGAACGCCAACGGATTGACTCCCGCAACCGATCAATTTCGGCACGGGCAATTTGCAGTTCCTCCAGCAAATGAGTTTGATCTTTGTCGCTCATAACTCCCTCAATGTTTTATCCATTTCACCGTTCAGGAATCGAACCTGAATTGAGCGCCAGCCGGTGAACAACAGAACATTCTAAATTGCAATCTTACCCCAAGCTAAAAGGCCACCGTTCTCCATCTCCCGGCTGTACTTGTGTCGCATGAATGCGGGAGCGGTTCATGCGAGTTCCACACAAGTGGTTCATCAGAATGGCATCCCGTCATTGTTATCGGAAATTTCCCCTTCAATTGCTTCCTGAACAATCTTTGGGTCAACCAATTCCTGAATGTAAATGTTGTGATAAACCTTGCCGTTACGAGCGGAATTGGTCATCTTCTTGATTCGAGCATGGCGGTTAGGCAAACTCGCAATCGCATTGTTCAGAATGGCCGTGAAATCCTTGCCGGTAAACCCGATGCGCTCCAATTCGACACCAAGTCGATTTTTGGCTGCATCGGTTCCCAACAGGTTGCCGTAAGAAACATTTTGTCCAACGCTGGGATCGTTTTTGCCATTCGGCCCAGCTTCGATTTGGTAAACCCAGTCAAAGCACCAGCAATTCAGCGAATCGACCCGCCTCGGACGAGCCGATTTGATTTTCACGATGTATTCGCCGTCTTGCAATTCTTCGGCTTTGATTGGAACAGCATCGTTGCGATCGTAATTGTGAACACCCATTTCATTCAGAAAATCTTGAACATCACTCATTGGATTCCCCGTATTGAATATTGAACTGAACAATCCCGTTGTGTGTAACCAACCGTCAATTCGGTTTGGCAAGCCTTGCAACCGGAAAGAACAACAAGGCTAAACAGAAGGAGGAGAAAAAGGCGGTTCATGTTTCGAGTCCTCGTCTAGTGCCAGCCATTTGGTGATCGGAATGAAAACCGCAATGACAATTAGCACAAAACAAATATCGGCCATGAACCGCCCCAAAGTTTAATCAATCTTGGGATTCAGCCTCAGATTGATCATCATGGGCATAACCGGAAACCCAGTCAATCAAATGCCCCAATTGGACGATGCTGGCATCTTTCAGCGTTGTCACGCCGTATTGGTTGCGAACGAATGTTTTCCAATCGTCCGGCAAATTGCCTTTGCTTTGCGCTTGGTTGAACAAAGCGGTGAATTCAGCCAGCGCCTTGTCACGGGCTTTGGCATTTTCAACCAGCTTTTCGGCTTTCGGATCGACCTTCTTTTCTTCCAAAACCTGAACAGCAGCCGGTTCAACAATCGTCGCACCGGGCATGGTATCGGTTTCGGTTTCATCCAAGGTGGACAACCCGCACAATGACAAAGTGCAACGGCGCTTCGCTTTGGTCAGCACCTTCATCCATGCGTTTGCCAGCGCATCGCCTTGAAGGTTCTTGACCGGAATCGCACCCATGTCGGTGTCGGTGCGCCCGTTACGATCACGCATGGTGACCGTAGCAAAAAGCACCCCGTTTTGCTCCTTGATTTCATGGCTGACCAAACTCACGCCATGAATCGCACGAAGCTGATCCGTGCAATTGCGGGTGGCGTACAGCGTCAGTTTGCCTTGAAATGAAAGGTACCCCAACGGCTTCGTGTTGGGATTCAGCCCGACCGAATGACAAACTTGGTGGTAATAAGCCAAGCGTTCCTGTTCAGTCAGCTTGGACAAATCGCCTTGAATCAGCGCCATGTTGGCCCGTGCAGCCAACTCATTCGTGCTTTCAGACACCTGTAAACTGCTCATTTACCTGACCTCCTACTTCGTGTCTGGGAAACATTCCCAGCAGTCTTGTTATACTTCAACGCCTTCAAAATGTAAACCAAATTTTTTGTCTTTGGCCAATAATTTCCCGACCTTCCTCTGTTCCTCACCGGTTTTGGAATCCGGCGATAAATCACCATCTTGTAAATCGCTTGCCGGGACACTCCCAGCATTTCAGCGATCTCCCGTGTTGTTATGCGTTCTTTTGGCACTTCGTCTTGCTCCTTTTTTTCAACTCTGGACGAATCAATTCCGTCCTCAAAATCAACACCGACTTTGGTGCAATGATGCGAAAAATGCACCTGCCATGCTCGATATATTCCGGGCCAAGGATGGTTTCATCCTCATCCGTTTCACCGGGCAACTCGACAAATTCACCGCATTTCAATTCGACACGATCCATCAAGCTGTCGCCGTTTGGCCACCTCCTTTCAAAAAAAAGGTTCATCGAATCTTTGACAAACCGACCTACGGTTGTTTCAATTTCAAACCCGTCAGGGTATCGAATCAAAATGGATTCCATCGGAACCCGGCTGATTCTCAATCCACCTGTTCGTCGCATTGGATTTCCTCCACAACAAAACCTTCTTTGATGCCGGTCGCACAAGAACCAAGTGCTTTGGTCACCTGTACTTTCCAACGATTCCGAAGCGCAATCAGCACTTCGGATTCATCAAACAAATCCCGTTCAAGAAATGATTCGACAGCATCCGCATACGGCGTGTTTGATCCCACGATTGGTTCCAAACCATGCAGCTTGGCAAATTCCCTCGCACGATATTCAAACCGCTTCAAATCGTATGCTGTCGCTTCACGAATCTTTCGC